TCAATGTTTTTTAGTTTTATAAAATTCGTTCCATTTACGCAATACAGCAGCTTTTAAATCATCGCGGTTTATAGCGTTCAAACCGTGTTTATTGTTTATGTATTCAATAGAACCTTTGTCTTTTAAAACCCTACTTTCAAATACAAAATAAACCCATTTATCTTTGTGACCGCGCTGAATTTTTAACTGCCATAAGTCTTCAAGTGTTCGGCTTTTTGCCTGCTCAGTACGTTTAACTTTCAATAGTTCGTCAAGTGTTGTTTCATCTTTTACGGCAACGCCTGCAACCTGTTCAATTTCGCTAACCTTTACAGGCTCAACAAAACCACAATAAGGACATTTTAAGTGTGTTTTTTCATAAGTTCTAAAGCATTCTGTACAATCTTTGTATTCATTATCAATCTGTTCATCTGTATCTTTGCGTTTTCGCTTTTGCATTCCTTCTAATGACCATTCGCGCGTCATTAGTGGGTGTCCGTGTAGTTTTTGGTTTCCGACATGATCTAAAATCAAACAGCGGTCTTTGCCTTCCATCGGTCTTAATCCGCGCCCTACTATCTGTAAATATAAACTAAGCGACATAGTGCGTCTAAGCATGCCTACAACGCTAACTGCTGGTATATCTGTACCTTCACTTATAAGGTCGCAAAACGTTAATATCTGAATATCGCGATTCGCGAATTGCGATATAATTTCTTTAACTTCGTTTTCGTGAAAGTTTCCATTTATAGAAACTGCCTTAAACCCAGCTTCATTAAATGCCGCTGCTACGTTATCAGCATGCTTAATATTTACGCAGCTATAAATAGCAGGTTCACCCGGTGCTAAACGTTTATATTCTTCAACTGCATTGCCTGTAATCGCAGGTTTATCCATTTCTTTAAATAGGTCATCAGCTTTATATTCGCCGTTTTTATCCTTCTTAATCTTAGTAAAATCGGCAAGTGATTTGAAGTTGTAATATTCAGGCATCACTAAATTTCCCATTTGCACTAATTCAGCGGGTAACGGCCCTAAAACTAAATCACTAAACACATCGCCTAATCCTTGACCATCGCCGCGCCACGGTGTAGCAGTAACGCCTAAAACATAAACAGAATCTTTGTAGAAATCTAAAATATCCTTCCATGTTCCCGCGTTGGCGTGGTGCGCTTCATCAATAATAAGCAAGTCAGGTTGTGGCACTTCATTAAGCCTATTCTTTAAACTTTGAACGCTGCAAACTTGCGCTGGTAAATAATACTGTTTTGGTCTGTTGCCTGCTATAAAACCATGCCTTAATCCGTATCTTTTGCAACGTTCCGAAATCTGATTAACAAGGTTTTTTTTATGGACTAAAAAATAAACACGTTTACCTTTGCTAACTGCTTCCATTGCCATATAAATAAACGTTTCAGTTTTGCCACCGCCCGTTGGTAATACGAACAATACTTTTTTATTCCCCTGTCGGTAACTCTCTCTTATGTCGCTTACGCTTTTCGATTGATATGGCCGTAGCTGTATTGTGTTCATTTTCGATTTGGTTTAAAGCATTCATAAGTTTAAAATAAATAATCAATGTTTGCGGTTCTACCTTTGACCAATATTCAACCGTTTGCCGCCCTACATCGGCGCGCCTGCAAAGTTCCGAAATACTGATGCCTAAAATGTCGCATCGAATAGATAGCTGTTCAAATGTTTTCATAATATTTTTTAATTTTTCGTTCAATTGTGTTGCAAAGTTAAAAAACCTTTTTAAATTTGTGCTATTATTTAATAAAATATTTTTAAAATTTATGACAAATCAAGAGTATCACAAAAAAACTGAGTACATCAGTAAATCACTTTTAGACTTAGTACATAAGTCACCCGCGCATTATAAAGCCTATATTGAAGGTGAAAAACAGGCGCCAACATCAGCTATGAACTTAGGTAGTTTAGTTCATAGCGTTGTATTTAATCAAGATAATTACGCCGTTATGCCAGAATGCGACCGCCGCACAAAAGAAGGTAAATTGATTTATGAATCATTTATTGCTGAATCCGAAGGCAAAGAATTATTTGTATCGCATAAAGATTACGAATTGGCCCTAAACATTAGAAATGCTGTATTAGCACATCCAAAGGCTGCTATACTATTAGAACAAGGACAAGCGGAATTGCCTATATTTGGTAAAATCGCAGAACTTGACGCTAAGTGCAAAGTAGATTTTCTAAACACTAAGTATAACGTTTGCATTGACCTTAAAACAACAACTAACTCAGCACCGGGCGAATTTGCTAAATCTGTTTGGAATTATCGTTATCATGTGCAAGCGGCGTTTTATATGGACCTAACAAAGGCTGCACGCTTTATATTTATAGCCGTTGAAAAAGAAGCGCCGTTTAATGTCGAACTTTATGAACTTGACCCCGAAGCTATTGAACGCGGCCGTCAAGAATATTTAGCCGATATTGAAACGCTAAAAAAATGCAAGGAAACAAATAATTTCCACGGCTATACAACTGATAATAAAATTCATATTCTTTCATTGCCTAACTGGGCTAAATAAATAACAAACCATGACACAACTAACAAAACTTCCAACACTTCAGGAACTTCTAATTGAAAATGAAGACAGCCTAAAGCAAAACGCGCTTACTGTTTTATTGAATCAAGATCCACCAGCTAAGTGGTTAGTTCAGCATCCAATGATTCGCGATTACCGATACATACCTATTGAAAAAATAGAATATCTGTTAACGCGTATCTTTGGCAATTTTAACGTTGAAATACGCTCAACACAGATAGTAGCTAACTCAGTAGTAGTAACTGTAAGACTGCATGTAATAAACCCTATAAACGGCCAACCAATGTGGCAGGATGGCATAGGCGCGGCACCAATTCAAACTGATAAAGGTGCAGGCGCAACTGATTGGAACGCCGTTAAAACAGATGGCGTGCAAAAAGCTGCACCCGCCGCCGAAACTTACGCCGTTAAAGATGCAGCCGAAAAGTTTGGTAAAATATTTGGCCGCGATGTTAGCCGCAAGGGCAGCATGAATTATACTGATTTGCTGAAAAAATCAGCGTTTAATGATGAATTAGAAAAATAAAAGTGTTATATTTGTGCCGTTGATTCGGCTTCACAATTAGAATCATAAAAGATATTAAAAGCCATGCTTGAAGTTGGTAGTGAAGCCCCAACAGATAGTGTGGCTTTACTTTTTTAAAAAAATGTTATGGAACTTAAAATTAAAGAAGAATTTAAAAAGCTGATTCCACCGCTTACGCCTGATGAATACAAACAGCTTGAAACAAATTGCATTGAAGAAGGTATTCGCGATGCTATTATTACTTGGAATGGCTATATTATTGATGGGCACAATAGGTATAAGATAGCACAGGATTGGCAATTAAGTTTTAAGAGTATAAGTAAAAATTTTGATAGTGAATTTGATGTTGTTGAATGGATGCTGGTTAATCAGTTAGGTAGAAGAAATATTACACCTGAACAAAAAGATTATTTGATAGGTAAAAAGTATGAAAATGAGAAACAAAGACAAGGTAGACCAGAAAATAAACTTGACAAAATGTCAACATTAACATCTCAAAAAATAGCTAATGAAGTTGGTATATCTGATAGGCAAGTAATAAGAAACGAGCAATTTGCTAAAGGTATTGACAAAATGAATGATGATTTGAAAAACGTTGTATTGCAAGGTAAATCTTCATTAAATAAACAAGACATTCAAATTATTGCTAAAGCTGAACCGACATTTGTTGCAACTACAGAAAAGCAAATAATTGAAAAGGCTAAAGAATTAAAAGAGCAAAAAGCGCAAGAATTTAAAGCTAAGATTGAGCAAAGAATTGAACAGAAAACACAAGAACAACCTATTTCAATTGATGAACAAATTTTGTTTGATAAGATAGAACAAGGCGAAACGGTTGTTATAAATATGAATTTACATTTTCACGTTTTGAAATATGCTAAAGACAAAGGTATTTATAAACAAATAGATAGGTATTCAGAATTTGGCAATCCTTTTTTTTTAGATTCTGATGGTACACGCGATGAAGTATGTGATGGCTATATTGAATACTTTAAACACAAAAGAAGCCTTCACAGCAAAGTAAAAGATTTGAAAGGTAAAGTTTTAGGCTGCCATTGTGCGCCTCAAAGATGCCACGGTGACCATTTAAAACAATTAGCAGATGAAAATTAGATTCTTACAAGTTGCCATTGCCCAATGGGAACATAACAACAAATTAAAAGGCACGTTTCATTGTACTATAGGCATAAACTTAGATACATACGAACTTACAAGAATGTACCCGGTAGAAATGTATAAAATGCAAAAACATGGTGTATATGAAGTTACAGTTGAACCAATGACATGCAGGCGCGAAAATAGTTTTAGACCTTTAAAGATTAAACAAGTAGGGTTATTCAAAAAAGAACAAACACAAATGATTCTTAATAAAATAAAACTTACAACTATTGATACTTTAAATTCTAATCATTTATCAATGGGTGTTGTTGATATTACTGATAAAAAAATAATGGTTGTAACTTCTAAAAATTATGTAAATGATTCCCAGTTTGATTTATTTGAAGGTACTGAGTATTCTATAAAAGAAAGTTTAAAAGGTAAAAGCTACAGCAATAAACTTTACAAAGATATTCGAATTTTATACCCTACAGATGAAACTAAACAGGGTTATCGTGATTTAAGTTATAATGAACATCACTTTTTTGTAGGCTTAGAAAAAAACGGTTATGTACCTGATTATTACAATACAAATGCCTATAATAGAATGATAATTGGTAATTTAAGAAATCATAGAAATGTGTTTATAGGTTTATGTATGTTTAAGTCAGAAGAAAATTTATTTACCTAATACTATGATTTTTCAAATATTACCTTTACTTTTGCCATTACGGCAGCCTACTGCTAAAAACGTTCTTACTACTTGTTAACACCATGTTACACCAATTGTAACGCATAAAACGCTGATAATCATAGCTTGTTACGCTGTTACACTTGTTACACCACTTCAACACGTATATGCGTGTATTTTTTATGTTTACTCTCACATATATGTAGAATATAGTGTAACATACGTAACAGTGTAACATGTACTATATATCAATTACTTATGTGTTACACTTAATGTAACAAGTGTTAACAATAATAATAAATAATAATAATAATATAAATAATAATACTAATAATAATATAGATATAGTCTTAAAACTTTTTTAAAAGCTGTTTAAAGGCATTTTTATATTAAAGTGGTGTATAGATATCAAAACTTATTAAAAGTTGCTTAAAACGAAAATATGAAAGATACAGGTAGACCTATGAAATTCAAATCACCTGAAGAATTACAAAAGAAAATAGAATCTTACTTTGATTGGTGCGATTCACGTACACGCGTTAAGCATCTTGTTACTAAAGATGGTGTTCAAGAAGTAGTTGAAAGTTTTCCAAGACCTTACACAGTTGAAGGCTTAGCTGTTTATTTAGATACATGCCGCGATACTTTGATAAATTATTCAAACAAGGAAACCTTTTTCGACATTATTAAACGCGCAAAGCAAAAAATACTGGCTAACAAGGTTGAAGGCGGATTAGATAGAACTTATGATATGGGTGTTGCTAAGTTTATGCTTATCAATAATTACGGCTTTAAGGATAAGCACGAAACAACCGAGGACGACAAAAACATAAACATCAACATTCAGTACCCACCTGACACTAAATAGTGCCGCGCAATATTGACATACAGCTTTATAAGCCGCACACCGGGCAAAAACGAATATTAGATAATAAGCGCAGGTTTAACTGTATTGTTTGCGCGCGTAGGTTCGGCAAAACTGAATTGATTACTTCTGTTGCATTGCCGCTTATAAGCCCCGCGGTGTTTGAAGGTAAGTTTGTTGGTATATTTGTCGATGACTTTAAGGACTTTGCGCAAAGCTGGAATAAGATTGTTGATACTTACAAAACAATATCAGAGGGCGGAATCATTAAGCACAAAGATGAAACTTCAAAGATAATGCAGTTTCTAAACGGCGGCGTTTTAGAAGTCTGGTCAATCGGCGATGAAGGGCGAAAGGATAAAGGGCGCGGCCGTAAGTATCACCGGGTAATCTATGAAGAAACGCAAAAGATACCTTCACATATATTAGAATACCATTGGAAAACAGTTGCACGCCCTACCTTAACTGACTACAAAGGTGAGGCGTTTTTCATTGGTACCGCAGCGGGTAAAGATAACTATTGGTATGAACTATGCCGCAACGGCGCTAAGGCTGGCAACGTAGAAAAGAATTGTTATAATGACATAGACTTGCCACAAAGCGAAAACGGTTCTGATAGTTGGATAACGTTTCGAATGGAAACAACTGACAATCCAAACATAGACCCAGATGAAGTAGCCGATGCAAGCCGCGACCTTGACCGCTTAACATTTGAACAAGAATATAAATCTGTATTTGTTGACTATTCAGGTGAAGCATGGGTATATGTTTTAAAGGACAAAAGCATTCAGCAAAAAGTATTTCAGCCTTCAAAGAAAATTAATTGGGAAACTGAGCAAATTTACGTTTCATTTGACTTTAATAAAATACCAATGACCGCCGCCGTTATGCGCAAAACTACATTGGCGCCTGATGTATCAGCACGTTCACGTTATCGTTACGGTGTGCATATTGTAAAGGAATTTAAGATAGGTAGTGAAGAACGCGGTGAGGCTTCAATCTATGATACATGCCAGGCGTTTAGGGAATGGGTATTTGCAGAAACAAATAAAAAGATAGGCCGTTGGTCTGATACTGCTATTTATCCTTGTACTATACCGCTACTGATTACAGGTGATGCAAGTGGTGACCGTTCCGATGGTAGGCAGCGAGTATCAAAAACATATTACGAAATTATACAAGAAGAATTGCAATTACCCGCGCGGTTTTTTGTAGTGCCTAAAGCTAACCCGCTGCATGCTGAAAGCTACGTGCAAACAAATACTATTATAAGCATGTGTCCAGACTTTCAGATTTATGAAGACAAATGTCCGGGCTTACGTATGGACTGTTTACGTATTAAATCCGATAACAGCAGGCGCATAATTAAGGGCAAAGGAGAAGAAAGGCAGGCTGACTTACTTGATAATTTGAGGTATTTACTTAACACGTTTTGTCAAGATATAAAATTATAACCTAATGATTTACCGCCCCAAAATTAAAGTACATTCTAATGAAGAAGTAGAATATTGGAAAAACCTAATAAATGAAAAGCGCCAACAAAACAAAAGTTTGCAGCGCTGGTTAGTTGTTAGTGATGTACACAGGCCGTTTCATAATCAGATACTATGGCAAAAACTACTGAGGCTAATATCTGAACTTGGCACTAATTTACACGGCATTGTTTTAGCGGGCGATTATTTAGACTTATACACGTTAGGTTCTTATAATGCTGAATCATTAGCTAACTTATCGGGCCTTACATTACAAGATGAATATATTGATGGCTTACAAGGTATTGATGATATTAACAGCGCGTTCAAAGGTGCAAAAAAGTATTTTCTATTTGGCAACCATGAAGACCGCTACTTCAGGCACATTAAAGAAAAAGATAATGCTAAATACGGCGGCGCTTTAATAAATCCTACTGATGCATTATACCTGTATGAACGTGGATGGGAAGTTAAAACAGATTGGCAGTCTGACTATTTCACGTTGGGCAAACACTTAGACATTGTCCACGGCGTTTACACATCTATTCACGCAGCAAAAGCGCACTTAGACAAAACTCAACATAGTGTTATGTTTGGCCATACGCATCGAGTTCAATGCTATCATTCAGGTAATAGGGCCGCGTTTAACATTGGCGGATTATATGATATTAAATCAAAAGGTTTTAGCTATATGCCGCGATTCCAGCGCCAATTGTGGGCAAATGGTTTCGCCATCGTCAATATAAATGACAATGGCGATTTTTACGTAGAACAAATTAACGTTTGGGCCGATAAGTTTTTAGCTAATGGTAAAATGTATTAAGTTGTACAAAAACTAGGACAAAATGTCCAAGTATCTACATATGAATTTGGGGTGTGGCGAAAATGATGTTTCTAAATGCTCGCTGTGTCTTATTGATAGAATCGGTTTGAACGACATCAGCCCCAATTTAACGTTCACGTAAAATGAACATTAGTATTTTGTGAACATAGCTGTATAAATGCTTATGTTACTTTAAGGCCGCAAAGTAAAATATAAATATTCTTATGTTACTTTAAGCCGTTAAACTAAAATAAGGTGCTAATTACGCCATCTTGCAAACATAGTAGTATAAGGATGGCCGCCGCCTGTAAACATTGGGCCATTATAAGGCCATTTCAAATAATTAGTAATATGCAGCTGCCAATGCTCCCACGGCGTTTTAAACTTAGGTTCTTTAAAGTCTAACCAAAAGTAAGCCTTATGCGTTTTAAGTTCGTTATTTAATAGTGCAACCCACGAATAATAACGCGATTCTGATTCTAATACTGAATAATGCCGCGGTGGATGCCAGAATTTAAAGCGCTTATGTTTTCTGTAAAACTTACGGGTTAACGGAAAACAATTAAAAGAATCATTCAGGATTAAACCCAATTCAATATTAT